ACCGAAAGCCATCGAGTTCGTCAAGGCGATGCGCGCTGACAATTCGTGGGCGCTGGGATTCTCGACTGTCGTTCCCGATTGGGCAAAGCCCCTACTCCCGTATGAGCCATCTGTGCTAAAGCTGGACGACGGCATCGATTACGCGGCCGCGCCGACCATTCAGGAACGCGCAGCAGCAGCGGTACCCGCGCCACGGCTTACGTGGAATGAGTTCCGGTCCCAGAAGAAAGCGGAAGGACTCAACACCGAAGATATCTCACACGAGTGGGCGCTTTACAAGGATGAAGCGCTGGAGGAGGTGCCAATTGGCTGACATTCTGGTGAACACGCCGGGCTATTACAGCATGGCGACCAACGACCGCCTGATCTACATGGGCGGCAATGGTGAAACAGCCGAACTGTTTTCGGTCTCAATCGAGGCCGTTGACTCGTGGGACGGTGCTGCAACGGTGCAGCGCCGCGTGCATGAAGATCATCCGACGCGAACGCCGGGTACGTTTGACGAAGCGCCATACCAGAAGCTGAACGAAGGCGGCGCGGTATCTGATGCCGCGTATTACAGTGATGTCATCAGCGGCACCGGTGGCAACTCACAAATATTGGTGGATGCGACTGGTGCCGACATTGCGTTGAGCTTTGCGAACCGCAGCACTGGTAGTGCAATCGTGCGCGTGAAGAAGAGGAGAGGGTAGGGAGATGCCGTTACTCACTGACAAGGAACTAGCGCGCCTCCGCACTGACAAGAGTTTCAGCGCGAAAGAGAAGAAATCTCTCTTTTCGCACATTGATGCTCAGTCGGCGCAACTCGCAGCGCAGGCGCAGGGTATCGCTCTGCTGAACGATGCGGTTGCGAGGCTGACCGATGATGTTGCGGAATATGCGGCCGACGCGGTAACAGACCGCGCACGAATTGCAACGCTGGAAGCTGAGACTGCGGCGCTGGCGGCGAAGCTCGCGGCTTTGAGTACTCCGAGTGTGCCGATACCCGGGCCCACACCGCCAGCGCTACCACCCGTACCGCTGCCAACGACAGGCCACGGTCCCAGCAGAGTGCAGCCGGGCGGGCCGATTGAGTTGAAACCCGGCGAGGTGCGGCAATTCAAACATTACGCATGGCCCGCCGATGGAAGTGCAGAGCGCGAATATCCCGCAACGTGGAGCGCGACGGGTGGAACGATAGACCAAACAGGCAGCTACGCTGCCGGGATTGTTGCAGATGCATACAAAGTCACGGCACAGAGCAAGGAGCCCGGTTCCGATTGGCGTACAGCGGAGGCCATCGTGCTTGTATCCACACTGACTGGTGGTGTAGTTAGCAGCCCTCCATCCCCTCCGCCCGAAGGGAGCGAGGATCCTGACACGTGGTCTGAGATTATTTACGATACTCGCCCTGGCGGAGCGCAGGATATTGAGAGCGCTGACACGTTGGCCGAGGCTGAGGACATCCTCCAGACGGTGCATGCCAGTAGTGGGATTAGCTCTACTGGTATCGGCCTTGCTGTTAATGCCGATGGTGCAGGAGGTAGGGCGTTTCGATTGCAGCTACAGGCAATGCCAACGGGAGGTAGTGTTACGGGCTCTCCGACGGCCACGGACCACGCTACCACATACACGGGTTATGAGTTGGACCAATGGGCTGGGGCTCAGTTGCTATACACCTCGGGGGCGCTCTCGGGGGAGAAGCGAGACATTTCCTCCAATGACGCTGACGGCAACTTTGTAACTCAGGCCTTCGGTTCTGCTCCCAGCGATGGCGACACCTGCATCATCGTGGGCGATTCTGGTGGCGAACTCAGCTTATATTTGCCTGGCACTGCGCGACGTAAAATCATGGTCCAGTGGGAAGAGCGCCTGGGCAAGATTGCCAGCGATTCCACGGGCGTAGGCAACAACGATGCGTTTGACATCTATAACGAAAATGACAGCGCGTCGAACGCTGGGTGCAAAAAGTTGTTGCTTTGTCGCCCGCGAGAAGATGACCCTGGCGGCTGCGGTCCTCGTACAGATCACACATGGCCTGGCCCTGCTGAAATACAAGCCAATAGCCATGCGAGAGTGGAGGGGTTCTATGGCGAGACGAACCCGCCAGAGGACACAGGCAGCAACTTGTCAGACTTCCACCCCATTGACTATCAGAGCGGTGGGCCTCATGCGGGCGAATGGTTCCGCTTTACGCAGGAGTTCTGGGCTGAGAGTGCCGACGGAGCTGGCGATGGGTTGGTGCGCTATTGGTACGCAGGGGTGTTATGTGCCGAGCATACCGGGCTTGCGAATGTCGGCCATGAAGGCACCGAACGGCTAAGCTTCCCGACGACGTTCCGTTCGCCGCGGCTCACGCAGAGCAGCTACTTCCGCAATATCGTTGTGGGAGTGCCGTAAATGGCGACCTACACTGACGACTTTGCGGGCACTGGCGCATTAGCGGCGAATTTGGAGCGGCGCACGCTCGGGGTAATTGAGCGTGACAGTGGTGTGGCTGTTGCTGTCTCTGGCACCAACGGAGACTACCCGGGCGCCCAGTATGCAGTGGTCGATCCGGTTATTGGCGCCGACCAGTACGTACAGGCCGTCATCGGTGGGGACGGTACCTTCGCGCCACTGCATGTACGAATGAGCGGCGTTGATATCGTGGACTCGCTTGTCAATAGCTATTTGCTCGTTAGCGAGGCCGTGAACAATCTCAAGATTCGCAAGGGCGCCGCAGGCGACTACTACGCAGCAGGCCTGATTGCGATCAACGATGCTGTAGCGGATGGTGTTGCGATGGCGAGGTTGGTATCGGCTTGCTCGGCGCCGGGCGTTCGTGGGACAACCTCGAGGGCGGCGACCTCGGCGGCGGTTCGCCAGTCGCGACACTAATGCAACATAGGATGTGAGTAATGAAAATAGACATCCCTCAAGTCTTGGGCGCTACCGATGTCAGTATTGACCTCTACTGCTTCACCATTGCGGACGGTGTGCCGTTCGCGCTGAATCACGATACGGCGGGGCTCGAACTCTGGTACCGGCGCGAGGGCGCAGTCGAGGTTGACATGACCTCATCTATTCAGGCGTTGGCCGGACTCGATGCCGCGCACGCTGATGGTGGCGTTGAGCCGTACATCGAAATACCGGGGCTGGCGCGGGTTGATGTTGTCGATGCTACGTGTGCGGCGTCCGGTTCACCCAAGTATGTAATCGTCGGCGGCATTCTCGCGGGCAAGGAGATCGTGCCGGTGAAGATCCCGCTCACCGCTGGCAATCCGTACACCGCAGTAGGACAGAGCGTAGACCACGCGGCGGCGATTGCTGATCTGCCGACGAATGCAGAGTTGTCGACTGCACTCGGTACAGCGGACGATGCTGTGCTTTCCGCACTCACGACAATTGCTACAGCCATCGACACAATCGATGATCTGTTGGACACGGAGGTTGCCGCGCTCACCAGTGATCTGGCAAAGGTTCCCAAGTCGGACGGCGTTGTTTCGCTCAATGCTACGGTGCTGGCTGCGATTGCAGATGCGATGCTCAATCGCGATATGGCGACTGGCACCGATTCAGGATCGACAACTGTACGTACAGTGCGGCAAGCGCTGCGCGCGCTCCGCAACAAGGTAAGCGAATCGGGCGGCACTGTCACGATCACAAAGGAAGATGACGCGACCGCATCGTGGACGACTGCTATCACAGGCACGCCCGCAGTTACGGCGTCCGATCCGGCGGGGCCGTAGCGATGTATCTGTGGATGTTCCTGCCCTTCGTATTCACGTTCGAGGGGGAAGCTGCCGAAGAAACGGGGCCGGGCATGACTGCGCTCGTATTCGCACGCCGGCGCCGCGCTATCGCGGCAAGGTTTTGAGCTGTGGCCGATTACGATTCTGCCGATCTGCTCGCACGATTCAAGCGCTACCAGCGCCGTCCAACTGCCGACGAAAAGTTGGACACGGCCGGCGTGTATACCTTGCTGTCTGAGGCGCAAGCCTGGTTAGTTGGCGAGATAGCATCGCACTGCCCGCAAATGTTGCTCGGCGCTCCTGTTGTGATGACGACGCCGGACTCGGGCCTTACCTATGAGTTTGGCGACGACGCAGCGGGTGATCCGATCTTCCCACCATATGCGGAGGTGTATGCCACCGCGCAGGGGCGTGAGATGTACGCGACGACATTCTCGCGCGGTACTGGCGACTTTGTAATTGAGGGCGATCGGATCAGAGTGCCGAACGGTCGAACCGGAACGGCAACGCCGTATGCAAGGTTCATTACTCCAGCTACAGCGATATCAGCGAGCGTCGAACCGATTGCGCGTATCAAGCCGAAAGACGCGCGGCTGATAATCGTGTGGAAGGCGTTGGAGAATTGGTGCGCTGTCGGTGGTGAGATGGACCCAACGCCGTTTACAATGGAACTGAAAAAGCTCTGGTGTCCTGCCGAAAATCGCGGGACGTACTTGTGGATATGGAAGCGACAGCACAACGCACCATCTCATCCGCGCGACTGGGCTAACATACGTTACATCGACGCTATCGCGGCAAGTAACGTATGAGAACGTCATTGCCGTGGTATCCGCGTGAACTACCGCCATATCAGGCCGGGTTGTATACGGGAATGACGGATTCCATTGCACCTGCCGCATCGCGAAACGATAGGGCGCGTGTGCTATTAAATGCATATGTGCCTCCCGGTCCTCCCGGTACTCCCGTAGTCGGTCGTCCCGGTTTCACATATCGCGGCCTGACCGGCGATGCTGCGATGGGTTCTGGTGCCGCTGTCGGTCAGGCCATTTTCTTCTGGAAAACAACCGCAGGCGTCGGGCACCTCAATGCAATCGTTGACGGCATCATCTATGAATACGACTTTGCAACATCGCTCTGGGCCAGTGTAGTCACGCAAGCTAATATCACATCGGCTAGCTGCATTCTCTCTGTGTCCGCCCGCATTCGGACAGCTTCGTATCAGGGCGTGATAATTATCTCTGACGGTATCAATGTCCCGTTCACCTGGGATGGTACCGCTGGCGCTGGCGGAATTGTCGAAGGCACGAACGTACCAGTCACCTACGGCGAGCCAGTCAATCACTACGCAAAGGCATTTGTAATCAAGGGCACTGAGCGAGACACGTTCGCATGGTCAGAGGAAGCTGCATTCAATACTGGCTATGAAGCTGGCGGCTACAACAATTCATGGACGCCGCTGGGCGCTGGTCCGTTCTACGCACTCGCCGCTACTAACGAAGCTCTTTACGCTTTCCGCTCTCGCGGCATCCTCTCAATCACTGGTCGCGTTAACGACGAGTTCCAGACTACGGGTACGCGATCCAGTGTAAGTGAATCAGAGGGCACTCTATCACCTGTGAAGGTGACGGACGCTGGCATCTTCTTCGTGAACGCTGATGGTCAGCCGCACTATTTCCAACCGGGCGGGCAGCCAATACCGCTCTGGGAAGATTGCAAGGAGACCATAAAGAACGTCGTAAAGACCGCACTTCCGAGCGCGGCCATTCTCGAATACACGCCAATGAGTGCCGTGCTTATTGGATTGCCCGAGTTGGGGCAGACTAATCCGAGCATGTGGCTCGTGTATCGGATCGATAAGCAGAGCGGGACGATACCCGATCTGGTAGGCGTGTTCACCGGATTTTTGTCTGCCGATTCCTGCATCGCTGAGAACGCATCCGGGGCCCCGGTGTGGTTCCACCTGGGCATTGCGGACGGCTTTGCATATGAGCATGGAGCGCCGGACGGCCAAGTGTGGGATGATGTTTACCCGACCGCAACGCTTGCGATTATCCATGAAGTGCAAGGGCACCCCTGGGGACCCAGTATGGTAGCCGAGAAGACATGGGACCGCGTGGATATTGTCCTCTCGCTTCCCGAACCCATCACGGCCGATAGCAGCTACGTGACGCCGCGAGGCACATCGACGCCTATCTCTGTGGGCTTCGAGGGGGCCGGGGGCACGCTCTACAACACTAAGGCCTATGACACGTTTTTCTATGCTGACGATTCGCTGATAGAGTCGCGGCAAACTGTGGGGATTTCGGGTCATGGTCGCTGGCTGCAACCCATTCTCCGTCATTCCGCACTGGGTGAACGGTTCTCGTTCACATCGTGGGAAGCGGTCGCGCTACTGACAACGAGAGACCGGACGGTGAAATAGGATGTCAACGACTACCGCGATTCCAACCAGAAGCGGTTCCGATCTCGTCACGAGCGCATTTCACAATACGTACTTTGTTACGGGGCTAAGCGATAAGCTGATCTCTCACGGCATGTTTTCCGATGAGGCGCGGACAGTCACGGCTGTCTACACGTTCACGACTGCGCCCGTATTCTCAACTGCGATCACGATAGCCAGTACTCTGACGATCACAGCCAATGGCATCGCGGTTACTGGTAATTCAACAATCGCGGGTACGCTTGGCTCGCTCACCGGCATCACATCGTCAGGAACCGCCGCCCTTGCTACGGTCACGGTCTCCGCAACTCTTACAGTCACGAGCACAATAACCGGCGGCGGGAAGCTCACGATTACGTCCGGCGGAATGGAAACAACCGGCAACGTCTCCCATCATGACGGGACGTTCATCGTGGGAACCTCTGTAACGACCATCTCACTTACTGCCACCACGTCATGCAACCTTGTCCAAGGCACAGCGAGCATCACCGGAGCCGGCAACCAGTGGGCGATTATCGGGAACGCTACCATAGCTGGGAGTTTTTGGCCGACAACCAATGCGGACCAGAATAACGGGACTGGCGACAACCGATGGGCGAACGTGTATACGGACGCCCTGAACTTCCTACAACTGATCATGAACAACGTTCTAATGACGATCACTGTGGGCGCCAACGACAGCGGTGGCGCTGGGCTTAAGGCTGTAACTCTCGCGGTGCCGAACACATGATGCGGACTCTCGAGGTCACGGAGCAGCAGATGGCGCTATTCACGAACCTGCACGCCGCAAAGGTGCAGTGTGAGCAATCGTTGTCTGTCGCATTCTCGGCGATTGTAGCTGGCCACGGTATTGGCGACGGCGCACAACTCAGGGCGTTCAGCACCGTGGGAAATACGCTGACGGTGGAGCTGCCCGATGCCCCATAGCACCAAGCCTCAGTGGGACTACCAAACAGTGTCGGCCGGTATGGAATTGTCCGAATACATCAGGTACCATAACCGGCGTCTGCCGCAACTCACGCCAGTGGTGAATGCGCCACTGCAAGGGAACCGCCATGACGTGACCGCCGCCTATGAGGTTTTGCGGGATGATTTCCTTGTCTTAGCTGATGCCACAGGCGGCGCATTCACGGTGACGCTCCCCGCTGCGAACACGATGCCGAGACAAATCAAGGTTATCAAGCGCATGAATAGCGGTGCGAATGCCATAGTAGTGGATTCTACATCGACCTTTGACGGCGCGACCTCGCTTTCGCTGGACGATCAGTATGCCACAGTGATGCTGATTTCCGACGCGTCCAATTGGTTAATTCTGAGTACACGCGGGACGGTTACATGAGTTTTTGGAAAAAACTCGGCAAGATTGTGGGCGGAGGCCTGAAGCTCGCTAGTAACGTATTGCCTCCCGGCCTTCGTCAGGTTGCCGCTATCGGCGGTTCGGCGCTCTCTGGCGGCAACACGGGGGATCATGCGCGCGCACTTGTGGGTAGCCTTATCCCTGGGGGTAGTGCGCTCAATATTGGCAAGCTTGCCAATACCGGCTTACAGCTCGCATCAGCCTACCAGGGAATGCAGCAGCAGGGGCGCGCTGACCGTTATCAGGGAAAGGCGGTTGGTCAGGCTGAAGGGCAATACGCAGAACGCGCACCACTGCGTACCACAGGGTTGCGCCTGCTGTCTGACATGCAGGCGCCCGACTTGTCGCAACAGTATCGGAGCGCTAACGCATTCGCCGCACGTCCACCTATAGCACCGATATCGCGCGGCCCGAGTCCTCGCGTACTCGAAGCCGCGCGGCGGAAAGGGCTTATCTGATGTCGCTTTCACTTCGACAGCGCCGTGACGCAAGGCGCGCGACTGCTGCCGTGAATACTGCTGCGGACACTGCGGCAGGAGTGGCACAAACGGCAGCCAGGAACGCTACAGGTGCGCTCAGGCTCGCATCTGATGTTCAACCACCGAATACACCGGGGACGACTACTGAAGCGCTGTCATATCCTGGGGCTCAGGTCACCTCGTTCGGTGCGGACAACAATCTCGTTGGCACGCAGATTACACCAGGCGTCACGCCGCGTCAGACAACGGCGGAAGGCTACACCGATCAGGCGGCCGCAAAACTTGCCGGATCCACGCCGATGCCGTTTCAGCCAGTCGCGCCGGTAAACACGGCTGTTACGACCTCCGCTCTCGCTAATGCGAACCAGAGACAGCAGGGCGCACAGGTGCCCGGCTATGAGAACGTGGCGCCGGCCGCAGGTCTTGGTTTTGTAAAAGCGGCAAAGGGCCTCGGTGACATAGCATCGGGACCAAGTTACAAAGGTGTAGCGCCAGCAGCGGGGCTGGGCAGCGTGGGGCCAGCAGCGGGGCTGGGCAGCGTGGGGCCAGCAGCGGGACTTGGCAGCGTGGCCCCATCTGCCACGCTCGGTAGCGTTGGGCCAATGGACGCATCGCGTACCAACGCGCAGATCAAGCTGGCCAGCGATGCGAATGCGCGACTACTCTCCGGCGCTGGTAGCGGTGGTGAGTTTTCGGTTGATGCTGGATCCGGTACCGGGGGCGTGTCATTCGGCGGCGACGTTGGGCGCGCTCGAGAGCTAGCGGCGCAAGGGCTCGAGTCGTCGTTTAGTTCGCCGGATCGTGTAAAGCTTGCGTCTGATGCATACGACCAACTGGTCCAGCGCGGGCAGCCGGAGTTTGATCAGCGCATTAGAGGCGTGGCACAGAAGGCTGGCGCGCTAGGCAGGGTGGGCGCAGGACTCACGACGAACGACCTGACCGATGTAAATAGCCAGCGGGAGCGGGAATTAAGTCTGGCCCGGCAAGAGCTGGGGACGCGCGCAGCCGGCGAGACCATGCAGGACATTCAGGACCGCGTGCGCCTGGCGTCCGATGTTGCATCGTCTGGCGGCAATCTGGATTTGGGCGCTGCGAGCGCTGGCCGTGCGTCGTCTGACTCTGCATTTAGCAACAAACTTGCTGCGGCCGGCTTCAATCGCGATACGCTTTCACGCGGCATTCAGGGCGCGCAGAGTATCGGGGATCAGGCCTACGGCGTGGACCGCGACCAGTACGGTGACATGGTTTCGGAAAGGGACAAGGCTTACAACGCGGGCCAGACCGCGTATGGGCAAGCAGTGTCAGAGCGCGACAAGCGCTACGGCGCGGGCCAGACCGCGTATGAGCAGGGAGTCTCAGAGCGCGACAAGCGCTACGGCGCGGGCCAGACCGCGTATGAGCAGGGAGTCTCAGAGCGCGACAAGCGCTATGGTGCTGGGCGGGACGCCTATGGTGACGCGACAGCAGAGCGCGATACCGAGTATGGCGTAGGTCGGGATCAGTATGGTGATTCGGTCTCAGAGCGCGATAAGCGCTACGGTGCTGGCCAGACCGCGTATGAGCAGGGAGTCTCAGAGCGCGACAAGCGCTATGGTGCTGGGCGGGACGCCTATGGTGACGCGACAGCAGAGCGCGACACGCGGTACAAGGTCGGTGGCGATCAATACAGCGCAGAAATGGACAAGGCAGACCGGGAGCGGCGCTACGGTTTTGACCAGCTTGGAATTGAGGAAGGCCGTTACGGTCGAGACGTGGGCGAACGGGATGCCGCGCTTTCCCGTGACGACGAGTTGTACGACCGCGGTCGTGCAAGCCTCAGTGATTTGGCGGGTTACGAAGAGGGTATTTATAATCGCGGCGAGCGCGGGCGTGACGAGCTGAGGGGCGAGCGTGGATACCAGCGCGGCGAAGATCAGCGCAATATCGACAATTCGCGTAACCAGACGTTTGACGAGGATGCATTGCTCAATTCTCGTGTGCGCCGCGGGCTCGATATTTACAATACTGGCGCGCAAGGTTCACCGGTAGGCGCATATGGTGACGCGGCCGATTACTGGGGCAACCAGGCGAGGGACACCAATGCCTCGCTGGCCGATCTGGCAGAACAGGACGCGCGCGATAGCGTGGGTACTGGCCGGCCGGCACCGCGCCCCGGTTACGATCAGTATGGCAACCAGATTGACCCGGTAACGGGTAGACCCGTACCGATACGATTCTGATGGCGTTCCCCCCGATCAACTTTGGCGTTCTGGCTCGCGCTCGCGCTGGCGCGATCAGAGGCAAGCTGCAAGGCCAGGAGGTCGTGCGTCGTCGTCAGGCGGACGAAGCGAAAGCTCAGCGTCAGGCTGAATTGGACAAGCTCGCGCTGGAAATGTTCATGATGGAGAAAGAAGACCGGGCAGCGCAGAAGGCGCAGCAGCGGGCGACAGCAGAACGTCAGGCGCGCATGGATGCGCAGGCGCAGGCGCAGCGCGATCAGGTTGCAGCAGGCCGCACTGCGCTCGCACAGTCGCGTGGTGGCACACCAGAGCAGCGGGCTGCGATTGAGAACGGTGTAGACCCCGGCGATGTCTATTTGCCAGAGCCGACGCCACGCGCGCCAGTACTGGGCTCTCCTGAATATCTGAAAGCACAGGAAGAATTGGCGCGGATGCGGAACCAGAACAGGCCGCCACCCGCACCATCGCTAAGTGCAAGTTACGACGACGAGGCACGAAAGTACGTCGCCAGCCGTGTCATCGAATTGACGAAAGGCACGCGAGGCGACATCGACAACGATCCGGTCCCCGGCCTCTCGCGCGATGCTGCACTGCGTCAGGCGCAAGAGGAAGCCGACGCTGCATATGGAACGAAGCTGGCACCGCCGAAGCCGCCGAACGCGGCGATCAGTTTCGGCTATGGCTCAATGGCTCCCAGTGCGCCGAAAGCAGCGAGCGCACCAACCGGCACCGTTGGCGAACTTCGCGGCGCCCCACCACCGGCAGGCGCTGCAGCGCTACCGAAACGCCAGCCCGGCATCTCTGACGCTGACCGCTGGGAAGAACTGAAAGCGGCTGGCATGAGCAGCGCAGAGGCGACCGCACAGGTGCAACGTGAACGGGGCGGCGAGTAGTGGGCACGAGCGTCAGAGCGTACAGCGCTGACAACCCTTTCGCGCAACCGTCGCAACCGAAGCGCCGCAAGTATTCGGCTGATAATCCGTTTGCGGCAGAGCCAGAGCCGGAAGAAAGGAAGCCGTCTCTATACTCGACCGTTGGCGAGTTCGCAAAGCAGATGGTGACGGCTCCGATAGAGTCCGCACGCAAGGCGCTATTTGCTCCGGTCGTGGGCTCCCGTCGCGGCGTCGGTGCAACGGGCACGCTGTCCAATTACGGCGGCGCGGAAGCGATGGGATTTGTTCCACGGGAAACGGACACCGTGAGCGCGGATGAGCAGGGCGCAGTCACACGACGCGAAATGCTGGAAGGTGGCGCACAGACCGTAGCGAATGTGGCCGCTGGGCCGATGGCTCGCGGTGTTGGCGGTACTGCATTGAAGCTCGGCGCGAAACCGCTGGCCGCTCGTGTTGCTGGCTCTGCTGTGTCTGGCGCGGCTGGAGGTGCGGCGTACTCGCCTGATAACCCGTTCGTGGGTGCGGTGGTTGGCGCGGGTATTGGCGCGATTGGTGGACTGCCGGGCAAGAAGGCGCCGCCGAAACGTGCCGATGCGATGCCGAGTCCTGCGCCTGCGATTGAAGTGCCAGCGCCGAAAACTGCACCGATTCCAGTTGAACGCAGGCTGGCCCCCGGCGGCGGTAATCGTTCAGGCGTCGTCAACCCGCTAATCCTCTCGCAACTCGCTGCTGCACCAACAGGCGCCGCAGTAGGCGCAGCAGCAGACAAAGAGGACAGAAAGCGCGGCGCTATCATGGGAGCAGCTACGGCGATGGGCATCACGTTCGCAGGTGGCGCAGCAGTGAAGCGCATGATATCATCGCGCCGTCCCGATATGCGACTAATCACGCCGCAGCCCATGAAACCGGAAGCACTCAAAGTTCCAGTGTCAGAGATTGACCCGTCAGAGTTCGTCAACCTTGGCAAGTTCGCGCTGGACCCTACCGGCGAGCAAAGACTACGCCAACAGGTGCAAACGGTCGTCCAGCAGCACGGCATGGCACCGAAAACGCCGGTAACGTGGAATGAAACCAGAGCCATCGCACGCAGCATTGGCATCGACGATCTACAGCAGGGGCAAGCATCGAACAGATTGGGCGGTGCTGAAATGCTGGCTATCCGTAATGTGATAGCTGAGAACACAACGCAACTGGGCCGGGCGTACAAAACGATGGAGACTTCCCCGCTGTCGTCGGAGTCGCGCGAAGAGTTGACGCGCAGCATCGCAGCTATGGAAGCGCAGAACCATTCGTTACTCGCGCAGTTCATACCGGCCCGTTCGCAAACCGGCCGCGATTTGAACGCGATGAAGATTCTTGCTAACGCAACGCTGGACCCGGCTGTGTGGTTTGCGAAAGCGAAGCGGTTGCGCGATGGCTTTGATCCGACAACGGATCAGATGCGACAGATCGGGCAATTCATCGAGGACGGTAACCGCGTCGGGCTCATTCAGTACATGGGCACACTGCGAACCTCGACGCCGTTGGAAAAGTTCGGCGCACTCCGAAAGGCCGGACTGTTGACCGGACCCGCGACACAGGTCAGAAACACGCTCGGCAATCTGACGATGCAAGTGCTGGAAACCGCGAAGGACATCCCGGCTACGGTCATGGATAACCTCGCGGCTGCCGTTACCGGGATACACACAAAATCATTCAGTCCCGCGAGTGCAGCAGCAGCATCGCTCAAAGGTGCCAAGCTGGGACTAAAGGAAGCGGGCCAGGTCATGCGTGGTATCCCGCTCGACGACGCACTCCGCAAGGTTGAGATAGGGCACGAGGTCAACTTCGATAACGTGTTTGTGGACGCATATCAGAAGTTCGTCTTTCGGGGCATGGGCGCTGCTGACCGTCCGTTCAGGCAAGCGGCGATGATGCGGTCCCTGGATGAGCAGATGCGCATCGCGAAAGCCACGGCACCGACTAACGAGATGGTACTACGTGCAATCTCTGACGGCGAGCATGCAGTGTTCCAGAATGAGAATGTGCTGGGCTCACTGGCGTCAGGTGCGAAGCAAGCGGTACGGAAGGTGTCACCTGTTGCCGGTGCGGCTGCTGACTTTGTAATGCCATTCACGCGGACGCCGGGCGCTGTCACTGGAAAGGTGGCCGCGTACTCGCCACTGGGCGCAATCAAAACGGGCGCAGATTTGTTCAAGCTCTACCGCGCTGCACGCGGCGGGAAAGATGCGAGCGCCATCTACGGACTACAGAAACAGTTCGCAGAATCGGCTGGCCGCACAGCTACGGGCTCATTGGCCGTATTGCTGGGTTACGATCTTGCACGCCGCAAGCTGATGACGCCGGGCACACCGACAAGTCAGGGCGAGCGCGATACGCAATCGCTGGTAGGCGAGCAAGCGGACGCTGTGAAGGTCGGTAACCAATGGTTCCGCGTCCCTGGACTCTCGCCACTGGGGAATCTGATGGCGTTCGGCGCGCACCTGTACCACGACGGCGCACAGAGTGCCGCACTGGGCATCGGGAAGACGATAGCCGAACAGCCGTTCCTGCAAGGGCCACAGGAAATACTGGAAGGCATCACGCGGCCAGACGGCGCAAAGCGCATACTGCCGCAGGCGGTTGGCTCAATTGTGCCATCGCTCTTGGGCTCCGCCGCTCGTGCGACCGATCCAACCATCCGCGACACTCGCGGCGATCCATTGGGACCGGCGAAGGCGCGCATACCGTTTGTATCGAGAACGCTACCCGCGAGAGTCGATCAGTTGGGTAAGCCAATCAAACGCGCAACGACACCGGGTGCGAACCTAATTCGCTCTACGATTGACCCATTCAACACTCGCGACGACAAGACATCGGACCCGGTGCGCGCCGAAGTGCAGCGCGTGGGCGCGATCATCACGCAACGCGCAAAGAAGGACGCAGCCGAAGAACCGCACTCATACTCGTACCGCGTAGAGGCCGAGGGCACACGCATTAATGAAGTATTGCGGCGGCTGATTGAAAGCCCCACATACCAGAGCGCTGATGACATGAAGAAAAAAGACCTGATAGAGTCTCGCGTCAGTACGGTGCGCGGCGAGTTTTCGCGCACGTACAAGGCCGACGCGCGCAGGGCAGGCGGCGGGCGATGAAACGCGCAGCAACAGAGGTTGCCGTGCTACTTGGTATTGTTGTTGTTCCGAGCGCCGCCATCATCGTCGCTCAGGCTGTCGGTACTAATTCGTGGGTCGCTACCGCGGTGTCTCTGATAGGCGCGGGCTCGCTGTTCGGTGCTGGCGCTACGTACAACGCAATGAAGGGCGCTATTCGAGGAACGAAGGCCGGGCTGGCGCGAGTTGAGGAACAGCTGGTAGCGCTCAACGCCAATAGCGTCCGAATGCAGGCCGCACTTACCGACATCAAGTATTACGTGGGTCTGGAAGGCGATGCCGGACTGGGCGCGCAGGTTGACGAAATGAAAGGGCATCAGCGCCGCAATACGTGGGAGATAGCGGAGATTCGCCACAACCTTGCGCCAATGTATCAGACATGGCTGCTGCCAAATGCTGAGTACTCGGACCTGGCATCGCTCCGCTGGAAGCACGAGCCGGGGGAGCCGCCACGGCCATGAGCCCACGCGAGATGATAAAGAGCGTCGGCACCGGCGCTGGCAACTTCATGGACCTGAAAGATGCCGACACAAAGCAGTTTGCGTATGGAAAAGTTTGGCCGATCATGGTGATCGTCTGCATCATCGGCTTTCATGCAATCGGGAACCCGTTCGACTTGGGTACCGCGATTCTGTTATCAGCTACCGCCGTCGGGCCGTGGGCGTTTATCAAGTTCCTCGAACGTACCAGTGTGAGCATCACGCACTCCCGCACCGAGGCAGCGCGCGGCGCAGTTATTTCCGAACAGACGACGCAAAAGACCGGCGCGGTTGCGCCAGTCGCTGTACCCGACGCATCTCCGGCGCGCGACCCCGACCTTGAATACGAGCCGACGCCTTGAACATCACGCCGCAGGAAATCGTACTGCGCTGCGCTGCTGCGACTGTCGGCGCACAGGAAGTTGGCGCAAACCGGGGCGCGTATGTGGATCGGATCATCAGGCAAACCGGCCTCACCCCTCCCCAGCCTTGGTGTGCCTGCTACGTGTGCGACGTAGGGCTCGCGGCATTGGGCTCGCAATGGCCCGTCCCGAAAACGGCGTCATGTTACTTGCTCGGGGAGTGGGCCAAAGGAAACGCAACCCTCAAGGTAGGCCCAGCTCCAGGGGCGATATTTCTGATCTACAACGCGGGCCTGAAGCGCTTCGCGCACACCGGGTTCTGTTTGCAGGGGAATGACACTGTAAGCGGGAACACGACCGTTCCGGGGCAGATTGGAGACCCGCGCGAGGGTTGGGCGGTAGCTCGCAAGCCGTGGAAGTTCAAGCCAGAGGACCGCTTTGTGTACTGGTGGGAAGCGCTGACATGATACGAAATCTGATCGTCCATTTCGACGGCAAGCCGCTGATGGTTCGCACCCGCGACAACTTCCGGCTATTCAGTACGTCGTTCACGGTGGGCCGCCGCGTTTATCTGGAATGGGGATTCAAGGAGCGACCGAAAGAGCACGCCCAGTTCCGCACGTTTTGCCATGAGTGCGTGCATGTATTGCAGTACGAGCACGCGAAGGGGCTGGGCTTTCTCAAGGTGGTGTCGTTCCTGTTCTCGTATTTCGGCAAGAAGTTTTTGAGGTTACTCAGGCTGCACGTTGCCGATATGTATGAGGACGAAGCAAACGCAGAAGCAGACAGCGTAGCGGCTGGCACGCATAAACGCATCTCGATACCGGCTGAGACGCGCGGTCATTTCGTATGAAGCCGCAGATCGTCCTGCTCTATGTCATCATCGGCGCCCTGCTCATTCTGTGGATTGGTGAGAAATGCGCGCCTGACCCCAAGCCCGGCATTCCCATCGCGGTAATTGACTCAGTTGCACTGCGCGCCCGAATAAGCGCAGCAGTTGACAGCGCGCAAGCGGTATCGGATTCTATTGGCGAATCGCTCAGACACATGGCGCAGCAGCAGGCGAACCGCGCGGCAGCATCCGAGCGCGCGACGGCAAGGGCTCGCGCCGGGGCGGATTCATTGCGTGGTGCGCTCGAAGATGCGAAGTCGGCGCAAGATAGCGTGCCCATACTTGTCGCCACAGTGGTCAAGCTGGACGCCGCTGTAGCGTCTCAGGACACGACAATCACCAGTCTCAGGGGGATCATCAAAACGGACTCTCTCGACGTGGCGCGCATCACGAACGACCTGCGCATCATGGCCGTGGATCGTGATGGGTGGAAGTTGCAGACGGATCGGGCGATGGATGTGGCGCGAGACTTGGAGAAGCGTTGGCAAAAAACGCAGCGCTCCCCGACGAAAACAGAGGCTTTCCTGTTTGGCGTCGTCGGTGGTGCCGGGCTGATTGTTGCGCTGGCGAATCTGAGCGGCGGCTAGCAGAGCGCAGCGTTCCATGATGGGAATATCTGGAAAGTTGATGCAGCCTGTATGCTGGCGGCGGTCGTATAATCAACTGCCTCTAGTGGTACGATCTGGTCTACGCGAATTCCACCTATCGGACCAACGCCAAAGCGCAGCATGATAATGTCCGGCCCTACCTGCACACCACTGGCGTTGTAGAGTCGTGCAATAACGTTGGTGCTGGAAGAACACCCCGGGCCTGCGTTAGTGACTGACAAAGCCAACTTGCAGTCCCCGGAGAATGGCAGGCACGCGACCCAGGCCGAGTTTCCGGAAATCACTATTGTGGGATTTGGTATGGGCTCCGGCTCGGTAGGTGCCTTGTCGCCGCACGCCATCGCAGCCACTACGAGCCCCGCAATCAACGTCCGTCTCATCGCTCCCCCTTGTTTGTGTAATTGACCAAGCGGTTCCGGGCAACAGCCCCTTTCCCTGCGTCTCCCATCTCTCCGAACACCAATTCGCCCGGCCTCGCACCCAGTGCGCCACTGATGGCGTACCATACATAGATGTCACGCGGGAGTTGTTTGCCCGCAAGCCAGCGAGACACGACAGAATCCGCTGGGGCCTTTTTGCTCCCCATCCGTTTTCTGATGTCGGCCGCGATTTCCTGAAGCTGCACCGGCCTCTCTAGCCTCCCCTCCAGCGCGTGACGCGCCGCAAAGAGGCGTTTCCCAAGCAACCTCATGAACTCTTCCCTGCCTGCCATTTACCGCCCCGGTAAGTGTTGACGGTCAGCTATTGACAAGATGCGGTCACAGTAATTAGCTTACTGTCACAGTCGAAAACGAGGTCAACAAATGACTAGAAAGATTAAGGTATCACTGACGCGCTGGGAGAGGAAGGAGCGGCTAGGGCATGGCGGCACAAAAGAGATTGCCGCCATAGCTGAAGTCGATGCCTCTCTCGTTTCGCGCGTGGTGAATGGCCGCCAGCGCCACGAGCGCATTGAGCAAATCATCACAGCGCGCATTGGAAGGCCGGGAGAGGTCGTATTTCCTCCCCGCGTCGAGACTGAAGCGCAGGCGGTAGCATGAGACGGAACATCCTTTCACGCTCGCCAGCCGCTACGGTGAAATCAAGGGTTGCGCAAACTCGCCACCCGTCGCGGCAACGCCACCACAGTACTGACATAATCGCCGGAGTGGCCGTCACCGTGTTCTGGCTCGCCGTTGTGGCCGCGATTCTCGTCATCGTCGTGCAGGTGATGCGATGACACCCATCATCACCTCCCGCGCTTCCATGCTGTCCGCAATACAGCAGCGCCGGGCTTCAATCGTTGCACGCGACCGCGCTAACCGCGTTGACGCAGTTGAGATAAACAGACTGACGCGCGTGCTCGAAGCTGAGGACGAAGCGCAGCGCTCACTGGCAGAATTGGACGCGCCCGCAGTGCTGCGCATTGATCGGAGAGAAGCATGAAACAATCCCGCTGGGAATACATCCGCGATCACGTTGACATGCACGACGATTTACCGGACGGTGCGTTCTTCGCCGTCATGAATGAAAGCCACGGCATCGACTACGACGAGCTGGCCGATTGGGTGCAGGACAAGCGCACCGAGAAGCGCAACGCCGAGATCGAAGCGAAGAACGCGAAGGCGGCATCGTGACCACTCTACATGCAATGACCGCCACACTCACCACCACCGTGCACACCGCTTGCCCGCGTTGTCTCGCTGAAATGTCCGTCCCCTATCGCGCTGAGGTTATCGGGCGGCACAGTGGGAACGCCGAGCGTAGCGGCCCGTGCGAGGTGTGCGGGTGCGACATCTTCGCTCTAGCGGCGCTGGACCGCATGGAAGAGAAGGCCATCGGCCTTGCGCGCAGCTTTGCAGAGAGTGGCGGACAATGACCGCGCCCGTCCCGATGCAGAAGTGCGCAGTATGGTGGTCACAAGTATTCCGTCAGCATTGCATGGAGCGCCCGCAACTCTTGTTGTCGGAGTACGCGGCGGAAGTGAAGGCAGGACCGGAATGTGTTGTTGTCGCGAGAGCGACTGGTAGCGGGAGCGAAAAACTATCGCAGGGTGGCGCAACAGTAGCGCGCCGGGCTCATAACCCGGAGGTAGCCGGTGCGACTCCGGCCCCTGCTTTTCTATGGTCCGGTAGGGGAATCAGCGCAGAGGTGCACCAAAACGCTGAGGAAGCGATAAGCCAGAAACAAATGCCGGTTCAAGTCCGGCCCGGATCAGCCGATGTGGTAAACAAAACGCCGAGGATATCAGCCCCGGCGCTTTGCGAAAGCCAGACGCCTCTTAGCCCTAGCGCCTGCGCCTTAAGTGTAACGGGGGCGGTTGGAGTATGACAATGCGGGTACACGATGGCAGCGATGCCGCTCTCAGCGATTGCGATTGCACATCCTGCAAAGCATGGCGGGATGATGCAGTAGAAGCACGCTGGGGGCGCGATGGTGTGTGGGAAATGATCGACGACAACGACTGGCGCGTCGGTCGTGGCGGGTACGGCGAAGAGGGTTACGAAGTTGTCTGGATCGGCCAAGGCAAGGATTTCAGCGAAGCACTGGCAGCGGCAGACAAGGAAGAGGCGGACGCGCGGAAGCAGTTGCAGGAGTTCCGTGACTCTCAGAGCGGCGAGTCAATAGCGCGCGATGTTCGGCGGATTCTTACCGACATGCCGGAAGCTGTTCTCGTCTCGCCCAACTCGGCCCTTAACCGCGCTCTGGCTCGCGCAGACGCACGAGCTGTGCGATGAGCAAGATTCAGAAAGAAGGGCTCCCGCTATTGGAGTCGGCGCTGGTGGAGAATGGCAGCACTGCCGTATCCGTTCACGAACCGCGAAGCGCGCTAACGACGCCACGCACGGCGCCGGTGTCAATCATGGACCTGTTCGACATCGCAATCCGCGAACGACTGCCAGCCGCAGAGCTGGAGAAGTTGGTCGAATTGCACGAGCGCATCGCAGACCGTGACGCCGCGCGCGAGTTCAACATCGCGCTGGCGAAGTTCCAGCAGGAGTGCCCGCCGCTCCACAGGACGAAGGACGCAGACTTTGCGACCAAGAAGGGCGGGCGGATGTCGTATTCCTATGCGCCACTTGAGGAAGTAGCGAAGACAATCGCGCCGGTACTCGTCATGCACGGACTGTCGTACACCTGGGATAGCACGGCAACGGGCGGGATGCTCACTGTCATCTGTACGGTGATCCACGAGGCCGGGCACTCGCGCGCGTCCAGTTTTACACTGCCGACAACAACGAACGCGGCGATGAGCGATCAGCAGAAGTACGGCGCCGCGATGACGTTCGCGCAGCGCCGCACGCTCATGGCCGCGCTGGGGCTCACGCCAGAGGGCGACACGGACGGCGAAGTAGTTGACCCGACTCCGATCACTGAGGACCAACTGACGTGCCTCGAAGATTTGATCGGGGACACGAAGGTTGACCGCGTGAAGTTTCTCGCGTGGCTGGGCGTGGAAGTCCTCGACAAACTGCCAGCGGCTGAATATGACAAGGCGGTACAAACGCTCAAGCGGAAGCAGGAGAAAGCCAAATGATCCGCGTTGACGTTGAGCAAGGGACAAAGGCGTGGCTGGATGCGAAGATCGGCATCCCCGGTGCCAGCAGCTTCCACAAGATCATCACGCCCAAGACTGGCAAGATGAGCGCGTCGGCTGCTGGCTATTGCCACGAACTACTTGCGGAGCAGCTAATCGGGCGCCCACTGGATGACGCCACATCGGACTTTATGCAGCGTGGCACGATCATGGAGCACGAGGCGCGGAAGTGGTACGAGTTGCAGACTGACTACGACGTTGAGCAAGTCGGATTCCTGCTGCGCGATGACCGGAGTGCCGGATGCTCGCCCGATGGCCTGATTGGCACCGATGGCGGGCTGGAAATCAAATGCCCAGCCGCACATACGCACGTCGGCTACCTGCTGGGTGACGCGCAGGAGAAATACCGATGTCAGATACAGGGCGGGCTCTGGATCACAGAGCGCCAATGGTGGGACTTCTGCTCGTACAATCCCGAACTGCCGCCGGTGATGATCCGCTTCCAGCGCGACGATGAGTTCATCGCCAAGCTCGCGGAGTGCGTTGCGCAGTTCACCGAATACATGCACGAAAGCAAGTTGAAGTTGCAGGCGATGGGGCTATTCGAGGACTTCGAGTTCCCGCCGATGAGGATCGTCGCGTGAGCGTGTTTGTTTTTGACTCCGAAACGACCGGCGTCACCGAGCCCGTGGCGCTGGTGGAATCCGCACTGATTGAACTCAGCATCGTTGGCGGGCTGCCGATCATCTCTAAAGATGGGTGCATACCCCATCGCTGGAACCCAGGCCGAAAAATTGAGTACGGCGCGATGGCAACTCACATGATCGAGGATGCCGACGTTGCCGACTGTCCGCCCGCGGCTGGCTTCCACTTGCCAGAGGGCACGGAATACATCGTCGGTCATAACGTCGATTACGACTGGAAGGTTATTGGGGAGCCGCCCGTCAAGCGCATTTGTACGCTGGCGCTGGCGCGCTCGCTGTGGCCTACGCTGGACTCGCACAAGCAACTCGCGGTGATGTACATGCTCCAGCCAACGCGGGCGCGCGAACTGGCGCGCAATGCGCACGGCGCGGCGGCGGATGCTCTTATGTCCGCGATCCTGCTTTACCGGATGGCGAAAAAGTTGGGAGGTATTGAATCATGGGAGCAGTTATGGGAACTGTCAGAGGACGCGCGCATTCCGAAGGTGATGGCGTTCGGGAAGCACAAAGGGGCGCCGGTCAAGGAACTACCAAGCGACTACGTGTCATGGCTGGTGAAGCAACCGGATATGGACCCGTACCTGTTGAAGGCGCTGAGATGAACGATTACGACGACACCGCGCTGGACTTGGCAATAGACGCCTGCTGCCCCGACTGGCCGTACTGCGGCGAGATGCATCCGGTCGGCGCCGCCGTCGCCGTGGGCAAAGAGGCGGAAGCGTGAGATCAACTGACGACCTTGCTACCGCTATCGCGGACGCGCGCAGTGACGCGCAGACGCTCCGGCGCATGGGCAACGAATCCCAGGCTGCCGCTTTGGAGAAGCTGCTGGCCTCGATCGCATGGGCCGCCGAGCCGTTCACCAACTGGATATCAGAGGGTGACGCGATGCTCCGCTCCGGCGACTCTGAACGCACCTTGCGCCGCCGTTTTCGCATTCTCATGGAGTGCGGGCTGGCGCGCTACGGTATCAGGGGGCGACGGGAATATCTCACCTGTGCAATTCCACAGCGCGCAGATGTGCCGAGCGCTTACGACGCTGGCAGGCAATCGGTATGACGAAGCGCAAGATCATTGACACCGTTGGCAGGCCACGCGCACCGGGTTACGTGAAGGTGTTCAGGGAGCCAGTCCGCGACGTGTCCATGATCCGCGTGCAGTGGAATGACCCGAAGGTGCGCACCGCCTCCTATCCTGACACCCGTCAGGGGATAGCAGAGGCAAAGGCGTTCGCCAAAGGCGTACACGACAAACTGGTGAACAGCAGGGGCGGGCCAGTATTCGAGCCGTTATTGATGCGGGAGATGTGGAGCAAATACCGCAACCGGAAGAACAGCGCGTGGCGCGATAAGACCGGCCAGACCGCCGAACTACGGTGGAACAAGTGGGAGAAGTTCATCGGTGATCGCACCTCGGCCTCCGCTGTCAGGCGCGACAAGCTGGACGAGTTCAAGGTGGAGATGCTGAAACTCAAGCACGCGCCCAACCAAGTGCTTGCGCACCTAAACTTGGTTACCGCTGTCTACCGCTGGGCCGTGGATGATGATTTGATACCGCCTACCAAGGTGGCATCGTACCGCCCCGAGTTCTCGAAGGAGCAGCTGGCGGGCGCGGAGCAGATGTCTGAGTACTCGCGGGCCGAGCGGGATGCCCTCGTGGCTGCGCTAGACCCGCGCAAGGCGAAGGAATGGCGCGCGTGGGCACTGGTTACCCTGTTCGCCTTCTGTGGCCCCAGACAGAACGCTGCGCGTCATCTGGAATGGCGGGATATCGACCTCGATGCCGGAACGATCCTGTTTCGCGCGGAGTTGGACAAACGTGGGAACGAACGCAAGCAGCCAATGCCTGCGCCGGTCGTGGATGCTTTCTGGGTCTGTTACGGCTGGGCGCTGGCTGAAGACTACGCGGGGCCGTTCGTGTTTTTCGGGGCGCAGGAGAAGACGAAAGACCGCCCGTACACATATCAGGGACTCAACCAGGCGATGCGCATTGCAGAGGACCGCGCTGGGATCACGCACGTCAAATACCGATCAACTCACGGGCATCGGCGCGGGATTGCTGGGGACATTCACGCGGCGACGGGCAGCGAGAAGACGGCGGCGAATTGGATTGGGGATAAGGACATTACCGTGGTCCGTGATCACTACCTGCTGGAACGCGAGGCTGAATTGCGGAAGACGGCGGATATGCTGGAGAAGCCAGCGCAGGAGGTGGTGAAGTGACAGAAGCATCGTGGCTCGACATTGAGGGCGCAATTGACGCGCTGGAAGGTGCCATTACGGAGCACTCGCGCGTTGCGTTCGCAGAAGGCGCCGTTGATCTGGAGGAGGCGATTGACGCGCGAGAACAAACGCTGATAGCGCGGGCTGCCCTGTTGACCGCAATCGAGAGGGCGAACCGGGTCGCCCTACGCGACATCCGGTTCGCCCTCAGTCGGCTGCACTCTGCTGTCGATAAGGAGGTTATGGGCGATACGGATTCGGACAATGATGAGAGCGAATTGATGCAGGCAATGCAGGTGGCCGCTCGGTTTTGCGGGGATTGCTACGAAGATGAGCGCCGCGAATACGAAGCGCAACTCGTCAACGATATGTCGCCAGAGGAGGCGTGGTGGCAACCAATGACCATTCCGCCCAATGGACTCCCGCCCATTCTGAGAGTGAGCGAGCGAATGCGCGAGATTGTTTTGCGCTTCGATGTAAACCTTGGCAAAGCCGCGCGGTTGCAAGCGCAAGGACGTCCACATGGCCGCGTGCTTGATGCGGCATCTCGCGCCAAGGCTGAACTGTTGAGCGAGATCGCGAACCTCGAAGCAGCAGCCAACGGAGACGAAGGGATGTTGGTGACGGATGTCGCTTGCGTTTCTTCCGCTGTGAATACCGCAATGGGGATCATCGGACTGGGCGACCAGCGGTTGCTTGCGTGCGATGGTCCCGCTGGAGGACAACCGCCTGACATCTCATTGGCGGAATGGCGACGGATGTATGTGTCGCTCGAAAAGGGGCGCAAGATTCTTGACGCGCATTTGGAATCGGTGACGCCGCGATGACCATGCACCTCCACCACCTGAAACGCATCGAGCGCAACCGCCAGAGGCGGGAAGATTTTGACGCGATGATGTATGCGAAGATTGCGGATTGCGAATATTGCGAATCGGGAGATATTCGCGGAAGGGCTGTGTCACAACTGCTATTGGGAGCGAGGACGACGCTGATGATGCGGTGTATGGCGAGCCGGATTTCACGGCGGACCCGAACGACCCCACGCAATCCGGGATGGCGGGCATGACCGACAAAGAGAAGGCGCAGACGCTTTACGACGCACTAAGGCGGATCGCTCGCTACAGTGCCCCGGAACGGCTGCGCACGCGATGCGAGAAGGACTACGGCCTCGGTTATCATGAAGCGCTGGAATACGCTTACGAGAATGTGTTGCAGGATGCGAAGTCGGCAACCCACGCAATGCGGCGACCATGAGCAGACACCTCTTCGCCCACCGCTCACGCGGCCCGTTCGGCTTCCGCTGCGTTGGCTGTTCTATACGACAGGAGGACGCGTTGCCGGGTGAGGAGTGCCCAGCCTTTCCCGACGCAGTGAAGCCGGATATCGGGCTCGAACCGATGACCTGCCGCTTACGAAGCGGCTGCTCTACCACTGAGCTAATCCGGCACAACGAACTACCGAACACGAACCAAAGCACGAAACACGAACCGCAATCAAACGCAATCAAGCCAGACACGGCGGAAGCATGCAATTCACAAAGCTACTACTGACACGCACTTACGGGGTACTGCGCTCCCCGATTGAACCGAGGACCGCACGACTATGGTTGTGGCTAGAGTGGCCAAGCCATCTAATAGTATGGGGGTGGCCAGCTTCTCCGAGTAAGCCCCGTAGAAATCGCGAATTGGCCGGAGCGAACCGCAATCAGCCGCAATCACGTACAAACGTCACCGAAAGCTACGGGATAGTCCGTAGCACCCCCGCCGTCGGCGTAGCGCCGCCATTCCACTCTCCGGCCGCGAGGATTTGCTGATGCGCGCAACTCCGAACCTTCGCGATGGTCCGATGCCGTCCTCGCGCCACGATGGCAATAATGGCGCGTTCTCTGTCAGTCTCGATGAAGATGAGTGCATGATGCAATTGCACCCGCCGCGCGCCGATTGGATCAACAATTACCCGTATTACCTGCACCTGTGGCAAAAACCCAAAGGAGAACCCAATGTCGGTCAAATTAAAGTTTCGCGTTGACAGCAAGAGCGAGCAGTTGCAGTCAGTTCGCAACGCAGATGGTTCCGGCTACACGAACAAGCGCATCGGTAGTGTGAAGCTGTTGCCGGTAACGGGTGGCAGCAGCGACAACGAGCAGTTCTACCAGTGGAAGGCTGGTCGCATGAAATGGCGTGCACTGTTCTCCGAGAAGCAGTCACCGAAAAAACAGGTGTCTGTTTCCATTGCTGTGCAGAAAGGCAACAACTGGCGTGACCGAGGTACGCTGATCCTACGGCCTGATGAGTTCCCGGAGTTCGCGCGAGCGCTGGTCGCATCAGGTATTCAGGTTGTGCGCAGGAACCCAAAGACCGTCGTGGTGGGGCGCTGAACTGTGGCGACCTTTACCCACGGCTTTACTGGTACGGGGGCGCTTTCGGGTGACTTCGAGGCGAATACCGCGAGGAGCTACCGGAAATACCTGGATGCGCTCGATTCGCTTCCGCTTGGCGCCGAAGTGTACGTCACGATTGAGCCCGCAGCGTGAACCTGCTGCATATGGCCGCCGCCCGCATCGCTGCGCAGGAGGGCGAGAAATGAGGATTTACATCGCTGGCCCAATGACGGGGCGCGAAGATTACAACGTCGCCGAGTTCGAGCGGGTTGCACAGGAGTGGCGCGATGCCGATCCCGCGCACCGCGTCATCACGCCGTTTGCATCGTCGTCGCGCGTGTTTCTGGAAAAGTACGGCGTTCCGTTCGACCCCGAAGAGCACCGCATCGAGTACAAAGATTTCATGCTCCGGGAGTTCTTTGCCGAAGATATCCGCTCGCTGCTGTCCTGCCACATGGTGATTGCGTTGAACGGATGGGAGCAGTCGCGCGGCGCACGCATTGAGCTGCAAGTGGCCCAGCTGTTCGGGCTTCAGGCCTACGACGAGAACGAAGCGATCATCGACCCAGCGCACGTTCACGCCGCCGTAATGGGAGCTTACGAGCTGGCTGCCGGAGCACCGTCATGATCTACATCACGCTTCCCGCCGTCCATGCCAGCGGTAAGGGGGAGGGAGAATGAAGCGCGAGAAGTATTCGGAGGCTGCGATAGCGCGCGTCGTGATTGAGGAATTGCAGTTGCGGGGCTATGAGACATACGAAGAGGTCTCTACCGGCTACGGCTCCAAGCGCGCCGATATCGTTGCGGTACATGGCCCCGTTGTGATGATCGTCGAGACCAAGGTGGCGTTCAGCGTTGACCTTATGTCTCAGTTAGTGGAGTGGTACAACGCGGCGCATTACGTCATCGGTGCCGCGCCCAATAATTGCCAGTCGATGTTTCAGGACTACGCGCGCATCAAGGGCATTGGGCTCTGGCGCGTGATACCTGATACGCGCGAAAGCATGTACAGCACGCGCATCAGTGAGATGGTGGCGCCGCGCATGATGCGTGCCGCGCTCACATATCACATCAAACGATGCCTGAGTCCGGAACAGAAGACGGGTGGCGAGTTCGCGAAGGCGGGCACGAACGGCGGGAATCACTGGTCCCCGTTCAGGTCAACGGTGCGAAACCTGATTGCAGTGGTGCATGCAACGCCCGGCATCACGATGAAGGAAGCGGTGCGCCAGACGCAACACCACTACTCCAGCGCATCTAGTGCAGTCAGTGTTTTGCCGCGGCTCATTCGGCAGGGCGTTATCCCGGAGATCAGCATCGAGGAGACGCGCCCGCTGAAACTGTGGCCCGCGAACCATGAGCATATCCGCGCACTGAAGGTCGCATCATGACCACTCTCACACGCAAGCTCCGCACAGCGTGGACGCAACGGGTACCGGGGGGCAAGTACGTCGGTGTCTGGCGCGATAGCTCAGGCTGCGCTTTTGTGTCGGCGCCGTTTAACACGAGGGCGGCAGCATTGAAATGGGCGCTTGAACAGAGGAAGGGGGCGAAATGAGAGCGTACTTCTACCTCGGCGATCGCCTTACAGATCCCGCACTTCGTGGCGCTCGCTGCATTGCTGTGCTGCGCCCTGACGGTAAATGCATCCGGGGGCGACTCGGGACAATGCTCGTAAAGTTTGATGGCGAAAGTGCGCCGCGTGTAGTGCTGGCGCGCAGGCTCAGGAAGTCCGGCGCTGGCGCGGGTGGGGCGGAACGATGAGATACCTGTCTGTGTGTTCGGGTATCGAAGCCGCAACTGTTGCCTGGCATCCGCTGGGCTGGGTGCCTGCTGCATTTGCCGAGATTGAAAAGTTCCCGCGCGCCGTTCTCGCTCATCACTACCCGACGATTCCGAATTATGGCAACATCGCAAAGTTCAAGGAATGGCCAGATGCAGATGTCGATGTTCTCGTCGGCGGAACTCCGTGCCAGTCGTTTTCAGTCGCCGGACTTAGAAAGGGACTGGATGACCCGCGTGGCAACCTGGCGCTTGTCTTTCTTGCGATTGCTGACCGATATCGCCCCCGCTGGGTCCTATGGGAGAACGTCCCCGGAGTTTTGTCATCGGATGGAGGACGGGACTTTGGTTCCTTCCTCGGGGCACTGGCAGAACTCGGGTATGGGTTCGCCTACAGAGTGCTTGACGCTCAGTACTTCGGAGTTCCGCAGCGGCGCCGACGTGTGTTCGTTGTCGGACATCTTGGAGACTGGCGACGTGCCGCGGCGGTACTATTTGAGCGCGAAAGCATGTCGGGGAGTCCTGCGCCGAGCAGAGAAGCGCGGGGGAGAATTGCCCTCCCAGTTACAACACGCATTGACCGCGGCGGCGAACACCGGGAGGCACACGGCAACAATCTGATTCCCGATGTTGCATTCGCACTCAGTACCAAGTGGCACAGCGAACCAGAGAACGGGCGCGATAACGTCGTTATCGCGCCGTCTATTACATCGAATGGCGATGGTCATTCAGGATTCCGCGATGATGCGGGACTCATCGCTCATTCGCTGAAAGGTGAAGGTCACGACGCCAGCGAAGACGGAACTGGACGCGGCGTTCCGCTCACCACTTGCTACGATGATCCGCGGCGATTTGATGCGCGTGGCATTCATGGCGGCGGCGATCACGGCAATCTGCATCCGCCTGTCAACGCGGTAGTTCCGCCACAACAGATCATCACCATCGACATGCGGCAAGCATCCCGCGGCGAGAAGATGACGAACAACCGCGCGGAAGGTTCGAGCGGCGGTGCGCCTGGTACTGGAATCGGTGAGGCTGGCGACCCATCACCGACCATCGCGACAGATCACATCCCCGCCGTTGCATTTGACGAGTACAACGCAAGTGTTAGTGATAGTGCGGCGACAATGGCGGGTGGCGGACGGAGCAACCGCATCGGTGCAACAATGACCGGCATGGCCGTGCGACGACTGACGCCGAAAGAATGCGCGCGATTGCAAGGATTCCCCGACGATTATCTATCGCAAGTCCCTGGCGTTTCCGACAGCGCGCAATACAGGGCGCTCGGTAATTCGATGGCCGTGCCAGTGATGCGCTGGCTTGGTGAGCGCATTGCAATGGCCGATGCAAAACCTGGCGACATGCGAGCGTCCGCATGATGTCATCTCAGCGCGCGCGGGGGCGGGCATGACGGCGACTGCCATCCAGTGCCCGCGCTGTGGCGGATTCGCTGATCGCTGTGGCTGCTCAGGGTTCGGCGACGTGCCCATGCCAGCCGACGGGCCACCGCGGAAGCACAGCAACAGATGCACCGTGCGCACGCCAAAGCCAGTGCCGCAGCGGGGACAGGTGCGCCCGGGTGGGCAGCGTCCACATGTTCGGCGCATCCCCCTCGTGCGCGTTGCGTCGAAGGGTTGCCCCGGGTGCGGACGTGACCGGCTGGACAAAGATCAGGAGCGCGACAACTACATCTACTGCGTCCATAAAATGCGAACGCGGCGCATTGACTCACTCAAGGCAAAAGAGTTCTCGAGAACGTTCTGGTTCGAACTGGCAAACACCAAAGATTTATGGCGGGATAACGGGTGAGAACGAAGCCAGCAAGCGAGTACCGATCAGTGTACACAGGACTGCTCACCGATGACAAGTTCCTCCCCCTTTCGATGGAGGCAAAGGGGTATTTCTGGGCGCTCAAGTTCTCAATCCACACAACCGGGATTGAGGCGTGCATACCGCATACCGTTGCGGCCCTGGCATCCCTCGAGGTGCAATGCGCGAAAACGGCGGAAGTGGAGCTAGCCGAGGCTGGTTGGGTAAAGCGCGATGGTGCCATCGTGTGGATCGTGAATGGGCTCGCATTCAACCCCCATTTATTCAGTTCCGATCCTAAACACCGGAAATTCGTCACCCGTCATTTACAATCATTGCCAGCGAAGAACAAGCTGGTCAACGACTTCCGCGTTTATTACCAAGAATGGTTTGAGGTAAGCCCCTCCGAAGCCCCTCCGGAGCCCCTTCGGGTACCCTCCGGAGCACAACAAACAACAGACAACAAACAACAGTCTGTAGTCAGTAAACAAAAAGATGTTGTTGTTAGCCCGCACACGGGTGTTTTGGAAAAGTTTGAAGAGGACCAGATGCTCATCATGGCGGTCAACGAAGGGCAGCTGCAAAACCCGCATCTGGATTACAACACGTTCGAAGTCCTCAACCCGTCGTCTGGGAAACATCGCGGCGTGGCGAAGGGCATGTTGCAGGAGTACCCGTTCGAGTTTGCGCGGGATGAGTTGCGCAGGATCGCAAAGACCCGAGCACCTGACGGACCATCGGACGCCGTTCACTCGCTGACATATTTCCACAAGCCGCTCGAGAAGGCGTGGAAATCCTTGCAAGAGCGTGACCGGGTAGCAAGTACGCCGCAACCCGACAGGCTCGAGTCCATGCATCGCGCCATGAAACAGGGGGCTGCATGAACGACACCGAGCGCGCCATCGCGCAGGCGTTGCTGGACTTGGGAGACGCCTATCTCTACAAGCAAGAGACCGTCCAGCGAATGGCGCGGTTTTTTTCTCGAGAGCTTGAGCGCTACAGCCCCGCCGTCATTCGAAGGGCAACGGCTGAAGCTATTCGAACATGTCCGGAGTTCCCCAGGGTGTCGCAGGTTGTTGAGTTGGCCATCCGCTACGACCTCGAGGAGATAAAGGCAGCGCCCAAAGAGGTGCAACAGCGGCCACCAGACAACTGCCCGGTATGCCATGTTGCCGAAACATTCTGGCGGGACGCGGCAGAATTTGACTCACCTGAGTACGTCGCGTTCACGCGCCATCACCTAAAATGGGAACAGCTGCTCGAGTTCAAACACCGGGCCGACTGTTCGCGCCGCCGCTCGAGTGAATGGCCATTACCGTCCGACGCTCCAAGACTGCGAGTCGTGTCATGATGGACCCCCAGGAACTAAACCTGACGCGCGCGTTCGCCGGGAAACTTGAGAGCGAGCATCGCGAACAGCGCCCAGACCAACAGGGCAACATGAAGATCCGGCACACCGACTTGCGGAAGTCTTTCACGCTGCTGGTAATGCTGGCCGACGAAGTAGAAGAATTACGCCGCCTGACCCCCACGGAGAAACAGACATGACAAAGACAGCAGAGAAACGAGCGCCGAAAGTGAAACCGCGAGAAGTGACCTTGCGTGCACGGGATGCGCGCCGCGTTGCAAACGCCATCTGGAACAATGCGACGATCACGATGGCCGTTGCGGACGCGGCGGAACGTGTCGCGGTTTTCCTCTACTCACTCGACGGACGGGACGACATGCCGAAAGAGAAGTCGGCGCCATTCACGGCGGGTGTCGCTGGCCGCAAGCGGGCGAAGAAGCGGGGAGGCGGCAAGCTGTGACCACCGAAGAAAAACGCGCGCTGATTGCGCAAGCGATTGGCATGCTCGCAGATCGTGACGCCAGCAGTACGCGCGCAGAGGTCGTGCGTATTCAGGACGCGCTTGCGCCTTTGCCGGAGCCACCAGTGAGCATCGATGAGGCTCTAACCGCATTCGAGAGCATTGAGGATCAAGACGCATCGGTGGTGACGACGCACGAGTTTAACATTCTGCGCTGCTATCTGTTGCAACAGAAGTGCTCCCAGCCCCCGAGCCAAACGAATGCGGAGCTGGTAGCTTGGGCAGTGCTGATAGAAAACTCCACCCCGAAAACCCCCACTGCTGAGGAAGCCGCCGCGAAGCGTGTCGCCCTGCTCCGTCATGCAGCTTCCGAGCTGGCAGAGCTAAGAGAGGATAATCTGCACGCGGCCTCCGAGATACAAAAGCTGTGCGCCTCGCTCGCGCTGATTGATCTCGCGTTGCGTGGAATGTCGAAAGACGCGGTGTGGGATTTACCAAACGAGCAGTCGCGAAAGAACGTCGCAGAAATCGAATCGTTACGCGATGCTGTCGAATCGCAGGCGGCGAGAATCAAAGAGCTGGAGACCTCACACTCCCGCGCCATCGTAGCAGCGCAAAGAGCGGCGGCGGAAGCCGGATGGCGCGCACGCGGACACGATTATCAAGAAATGTGCGTGTGGCGCGACACCAATTACCCTGCACCTACAGAGGCGGAAGCGTGAGCGAAAAAATAGAAACACTCGGAGATGCATTGCCGAAAGTCATGGCGCACGTGAGAGATGTCATCGTGCCAGAGTACATCCGCATTGGTCCGGCTGGCGCCTTTGGGCTCGCCATGATACGCGCGGATTTGGACGCCGCCACACGAGCGCTGGCAACGGGCGATCTGCCAGCGATGATCGTGGCATACGAAGCGCTGAAGGCAATCGAATGACTAGCGACTCAACCGCGCCGACAGCGCAACAGGCGAGTCACATAGCGACGATGCTGGTTCTGTTCGCGTGCGTGGAAGCGGTGGACAATGCCACGAAGCACACGGACAAGCGGGAGCACAAAGACGCGCTTCTCGATTTCATCGCCGCTACCGAACACTTGGCCGCCGTCGCACAGGAGCCACGCGCCGCCGCGACAAGTGAGACGAGCGACATGGACGATGCTCCCGATTTGATAACCAAACTAAAAGCTGAAGTTACTCGGCTTCAAGAATGGGCGAACAACCACGCACACGAACACGCTGGCCTGATTGGAGAAAACGGCCGCAACCGCCTTCACATCGAAGCGCTGGAGCGCGAGGCGGCACGCGCGCAAGAGGTTGCGAACGCATTGCGAGAAGCGGCCGGGCGCAAAGACGTTCGCACGGGCGAGGAACTGATTTGCGTCGTGCGGGAAATGCGTGATGCACTCGCCGCCGCGTCCTCGCAGCCAGAGAGCGCACCAGCAGGAGCGGGAGAAGCGCTGGCGGCGTTTTATCACATTGAGCGAGAGGACGCGTCGGTAACGACTGTGGGCCAGTTCCGCACGGTCCGCGACTACCTCACCCGCGCAGCAGCAAGCGAGACAACCGATGGCTGAAATGTGCCGAGATTGGTTTTTCGCGATAAAGCCGGGCAAAGACTTTGTGTTATTTAACGACGAGCCCTTGAGCATGGAGCCGGTTGAGGACGGGGACTTAGCCCCAATCGGCATTCCCGCCGGATCGCCTTGGGCATCGATGGCGTGGAGTTGTGACGCCGAATGGTATTTCGTCATTGGTGCGGAGGGGATTGCGCTGCTCAACGTGTTTAGCAACAAGGGGTATTTGTGTAAGCGCAAAACAGCGATGTTCATCGAACACTTTCTTGACGCGCCAGCGCGACAAAGCAGGGTTCGCAGCAAGCGCCGCAAGGGGGAGACACCAGACGATGGGCTATGAAGAACTGGAAGCCATGCACAAGAAACACCGAGAGCAACCCGCCGTCCCCTCGGCACAACAGCGCGAGACCGCGCACAAGGAGAACAAAATGATTCCCACAATCGGAAGGATCGTTCACTACAAGATCAATCAGGATCAGGCGCACCAGATAAATCGTCGCCGCACTGACGGGGCGAGTATTGCGTCACGCATGAAAGCCGAGCCGCCGCAATGGCCCGGTGGCGCTCAGGCTCACGTTGGCAACAACGCGCAAGCAGGCGACGTGTTCCCGATGCTCATCACGAAAGTGTGGGGTAGCAACGAAACCAGCGCGGTCAACGGTCAACTGTTCCTCGATGGCAACGATGTGCTCTGGATTACGAGTGCGACGGCTGGCGATCAGGAATGTCAGTTTGCATGGCCGCAACGCGCATGAACGCCGAGGCGTATGAGCCGTGCAGGTGTGGGCACAGTCGAGAGCGACACGAAGGAGGCTGGTGCATGTCGCGCGACTGCGCATGCATTGCGTTCGTTCCGCAACCTAAAACACAAGCCTCTGACGCCGCCCCAGCACAGAGTAGCGTTGCTGGGGTGAGTGAGGAAATCACAGTGGAGATTACCGTCAGGGAGTACCGGCAGCTCGAAGCCGACAGCGCGGCGCTCAAAAGACTCAAGCACATCAGAAGCGAGATAAGCCATGACTGAGCAGCCCGCACTACCGAAAGCCGTGACGGTGGCGATTGACAAGCTGCTGTATCAATCGCACGGTCACGGCGAAGAGGATGACGAGTTGGACGCCCGCGCCGCACTGGAGGCCGAGATACTCAAGATCGTGCAGGAGCGGGACGACGCACGGGCGAAATTTGTAAATCTGATGCTGCAACAAACCGCGCAGAAAATCGCGCCAGATGTCTCAACGATGGCCGTGCGCGGCGGGACGCTGTTCGCGCGGCCCGGCAGTGGGGGCGAGTAAGTGAGCGCATTGTTATCGTTGCGACTACCCGAGCCACCATCGAGCAATCGCTACTGGCGCGTATTTCGTGGCCGGGCGGTCAAATCCGGAGATGCGCGCGCGTACTCAACGCTGGTACTTGCGGACTACAGGCGGCAGACGACAGCAATACAACGGCAGCAACTCCCGCTGGATGGCCCGGTCGGTATCAGTCTCGCCTGGTATCGCTCATGCAAATCTGGCGATCTGGATAACCGCGCCAAGGTTTTGCTGGATGCCGTGAAGGGCTTGCTGTATCACGATGACAAGCAGGTGGAGTGTTTGACAATGACCCGCCACGAATCACCGCGAAAGGGTTATATCCTGGTGGAGTTGTGGACCGCGTTGCCGCCCATCGGTGCTGGTGGCGCGCTGCTACTGAGGGCTGGCGGCTGAGGCCGCCGCGATCCGTCCCGCGACGTACTGCTCCAGCACTGCGCGATAGATAGGCGTGATATTGCCGCCGTGCGTCCAATTGGTGATCGCACGGCGGCTGATGCCCGTGTCGCGCGCGAGCTGGGACTGCGAGCCCGCGCATTTTATCGCGGCACGGAGGAGGGCGCGGTCAGTCACGCGTCACCTCCCGCCGCGCCCTTTGTGGCGCACGTGTATCAGCTGCGGCAACTCGTGCGCGTCAGACACGGACACGATCAGCTCCAGCCTTGAACGCCGCCCCCGCACGTCGGTATTAGCGCGCCACAGCTGGTCCACCTGCCCCGGCCCCGTGTCGCGCGCGAGTCGGGCGGTAGCGCTCAGCTCTCCGAGAGCGAGTACTGCATCACCCTCGGAGAGCCCTGTGATCTGCGCGTATTGCCGCGCTGCTGCGACTGTGATGTGCCAGCGTTTAGTCTGCATCGACAGCGCGTCGGCGCAGGCGCGGAAATCGTTTTCGCAGGTGGCTCAGCAGTTTTTTCTCTGCGAGCCTTATCGGGATCGCGTCGGACCCGCTCATCGTCTCGTCGCGATCCAGGGAGGCTATTACGGCATCGCGCTCCCTGAACGTGGCGATCCCCGGCTCCTCTCGCGGCCAGGTGAAAAACCATCCGCAGTACTGACGCTCCTCACCGTCCTCGTCCTCGTACTCCAGCTCCGTACCCACGTACCCAAACGCACGGTCGTTCCTCGTCTGTCCCTGATAGCTATCGAGCCACAGGTCGGTCAGTTTTACGCGCATTTTTCCGCTCTCCTCTCTATGTGTCCGCGCGACGTGATTGCTGCGCGGGTGGTGCAAAAAAACAATCGCTCCATGCGCCGTGCTCCTCGTAGCCAAAATTACGATTGGTGCGGCGGGTCGCCCCGCAATTGCACGTCGCGATCTCGGTGACATTTCCGTGGGCTCGTGGATTTGGGTGTCTGGACTGGAGGGGGCCGACAAATGGGACGGTCCTGCGCTGGGCGGGTCTGTGCTTGTGCGTCATTTTTTTCTCCCGTGCCCTGCTGGGCACTCTCTCTGTCGGGGCTCGATTGCCCCGACACCGTAAAGTAGCGCATATGTGCGCAGGTGTCAAGGGGGGGCTAAGTGTAGGCGACTTGCGCAATTTCACGACCGGCCATAGCTTGACCGCAGCAGTAAAAGTCTAATGAGCTTCACCACTTAGCTCCCGTGAACCCGGCAATCACGCCGCGGACCACGGGAGCTTTGTCACATAAAGGGAGCTAATTGTGGCCGAAACCCCGCAAAAAACCCCGATGCGCACCCCTGCACACGGTCGTGGTCGCCTGCGTGTCGGTGGTACTAACAAGGGAGGCACTGGTCGTCCCCCCAACACGTTTCGTGACCGCATGGCCTCTATCACAGACGCCGAGGAGTTTGATGTCGAGCTGCGCCGCACCGCGACGGATTCTAGCCACCGGCAATACATGAGCGCCGTGCAGTTCGTCGCAGAGCGAGCATATGGCGCGAGCGCGCAGTCGGTCGATGTGAACGTGAAGGGCCAGCTAAAAATCGTCGTGGTACGTGAATGACCGCTGAAATCCGCATGGCGGAACCGCTCTCGCACCAGCAGCCAATAATCGACAGCACGGCCAGACACAAGGTCGTCCGAGCCGGTCGCAGGTTCGGTAAGACGCGCCTCGCGTGGTGGTGCGCCGTGATGGGGCACGGCGCACAGCCGCAGGGTCACGGCATGATTGACGGCTACGATGTCGCATGGGTTGCGCCCGATTATCCGCAAGCCCGATTGATCTGGACTGAGGACATCAAGCCGCGGTGCAAGGGCGTCGAAGGCGTGACACTCAACGAGACGGAGCACACGGTCACCATCGAGGATCACGGTACGCTGTGGATTCGGAGCGCCGAAGTGATCGACGGCATACGCGGAATCGGCAAGCGCCTTGGCGGCGTGATTGTCGACGAGGCTGCAAAGCTCGACTTGGAGTATGCGCACCGTGCAGTGATCCGGCCCGCGCTCATGGATAATCAGGGCTGGACGCTCTACATGAGCACGACCAACCAAGGCGAAGATGGCGGCATAGACGAGAACGGGGCAAGGCGCACGCCGAGCTATTTCAACCAGCTTTGTGAGGAGATACGCGACGGCAAACGGGGCGAGGAGTGGGAGGAGTTCCACGGCACGGCGTTTGACAATGCTCGCCTGCTTCGTTCCGAAATCGAGGCGCTGATCGCGGAATACGACTCAGACGACCCGCGACTGGACGAGGAGATATATGCGAAACTCTTGCGTGGCGGCGTGGGACTCGCACTCCCGCAGATGAGCAAGGACGTTCACATAATCCCGCAACGCCTAGTTCCGGCGCATTGGTACCGCTGGGCCGCATTCGACTGGGGATACGACCACCCGTATGTGTTTGCCGATCTGGCAATGGACGAGGATGGCAATGCGTATCTGGTGGACTCGCTAATCAATCGTCAGCAAGAGCCGGAAGAAATCGCGGCTGCAATTCGTGCGTACTTGGGCAGTGATAGCGATAACGGCCATCGCATCCGCCCCAAGCTGATGATCGCCGGGTTGGACCTCTGGCACAACCAGACGCGGGCGCGCGGCTTACAGGGTCCGACACTGTTCGAGTATTTCAATTCGCGCGGGCTGACGTTTATCAGAGCTGACATCGATCCAGTACAGGGCCTGTCAAATCTGCGGCGCTACACCGCATGGCGAGAAACGGGCAAGGACAGGACGCCGGGCGTCCCCAAGCTCCGCATGTTCGACACGCCTAACAATCTCAAGGTGTTTGCGTGTCTCGCTGCGATGCGACTGGACCCGAAGAAGTTGGAGCAGGCCGCACGATTGGATGCAGTTGATGGCCGTGGTGGTGACGATCCGTTCGCATGTTTGCGCTACGGCATGATGGCAAGGCCGATAACACCAAAGCTCGCACCTCAGCGGAATACCGAAACGCGCGGCCCGTTGGTGGACTTCTCGCGTAAGGAAGTAATCAGGCCCGACAGGCCGCAAGCTCCGACCCGCGCACCCAGAGTAACACCAGCGCCGTACCGTGGGCGTGTTACGAACACGAATGGGATGCGCGAAGGATGAGCGCTCACACGAAGGCATTACCGAAACAGCGCGACATCGTGAACCGCGGCAACGCGCACTCGGTTGCGCTGTCCGACCTGAACAAGCGCACGATGGCGCTGGAAGCCGTGGTGTATTGGCTCCGACTGCCGTGGTACAAACGGCTGTGGCTGCGACTGCGCAAGAAGGCGGCGGAATGAGATGGCCGTGGGTTAGTCGCGAAATGCACGAGGCTGTATGCGCCGAGAAGGATGCGCGCATAGATCAACTGCTGCGCATTGCAGGCAAGTTGCCGGGCGGCGTTGAAACCAGCCCAGAGGAAACGTTGCGTTCTCCGTTGCCGCTTCGCTTACTCCCCTCGGAAGTAGAAGACGCCATCAGGCGCAACACCTATGGCAATAGCCGCATCGCAAAACGTAACCGCGACTTTGCGCGCAAGTCACTGGCCGACGGCAAGCCTGAGCGCTGGATCGTGGACGAGATAGACAAAGGTGAGGAAGCGTGAGCGACGAACTACGCGAACAGCCCGACTCCGCGAACGCTGAAGAGCAAACCCAAAAACAATCTCTGGGCCGCTGGCTCGACGAGCCCGACGAAGTCAGAGTCGCAAAGGAAATCACGGGCGAGTGGAATAAGCAGAATTATGCAGCCGAACGCTGGGCCAGGCGTGCGAAAAGAAATCGCTACTGGCGCATGGGGTACCGCGATGTTGTCTACACCGAGGACGAAGACCGCTCAGAAGTCAGGGTCTATCTGTCCAAAGGTGCGACACCACTCGGTGCCCCGGTAAACAAAGTTGATCGCATCGTCAGGACGACCGTGGCAATGTTCGCAGCCGATCCACCAGCACCGGACTGCGAGCCAGCAACGGATCAGGACGAAGATTTGCAGGCGGCTGAGACAACGACGCGAGTCCTGAAGGTCGAGGGCTCAGCGCAAGCCGCGAACGATTTGGCGATGATGCAGTACGCAGTTGATCGTAGCAGCACATGGTCATCGGATTTCGTGTACCAGTGCGTGGATCCACAAGGCGGCGGCTCACGTCCCAAGCCGATGCAGCGCGAAGCCGGTGAGCAGATTGAGCAAGGCTATCAGCGACCATTCGACGAGAGCCAGCCAGAGCAAGACCTGTTCACGCAGAATCCGGCCGAGGCGGAGGAGCAACACTTTTCGCGTATCGTGGTGCATCACCTGCATCCGCCGCACGTTCGTCTGGTGCCCGAGTTCTCGTCGTCATTGAAGCAGGCCGATCTCGTGATAATCACGCTGCCGATGCAGCTAGGCACGTTGCGTGAGCAGTGCCCGGAGATCGACGCGATTTCAGACGCAGACCTGAAGTCGGCTGCGGGCTGGCGACCCGACAAATGGGAATTAGGGCTAGACCCGTACCAGCGGAAACTGGAGGACCGGAGCGAAGTCAAAGGCAAACGGCCCGAGGATGACACCGTGCTCTGGCCGCTGATTGTCTACGGGAAAAAGTCGTATGGCTATCCCAAGGGCGCGGCCCTCTACGTCATTGGCGGCAAGCACGTCCCGTACCGTAAGCCGTGGACTGCGCAAACGCCGTCGAACGCAACGGGCGAAATGAAAGAGGAAGTCTTGCGCTTCCCGGTGTCCCAGTGCCGCCAGTTGATCGACACCAACTCTGGCGATCCTATGGGGAATTGCATCGTCAGCTTTTTGGGTCCAATCGACGAGGCCGCGCAATCGATGCTGGTTGCTCAACTGGACTGGAACTATCGGGCCGCACACCCCAACGTGTTCGCGCCGATTGGTAGCAATATCGCGACTGGCCAGCTTGGCGTGCGCGACGATTCCGTGATTGAGTACAACCCAGGCGTAGGTAGCCCGGTCGTGTACGAGGATGTGCCGGGTCTGCCCAACAGCATACCCGAAACGCTGCAAGTGCTATGGGAAGAGGAGGACAAGGAGGGCGTACAGGATGGTCCGAGCCGCGGCGAGACGGATTCCAGTGTCACGTCAGGCGCGCAGGCTCAGACGTTGATAGCGCAGGGCCAGCAGCGGAACGCATCGCTCCGCGCCAGCGTCGCTGAGTTTATCGAAGACGTTTGGACCGCCCGCGTGCAGCTCATGCGTGCGTTTTTCAGTGGTCCGCAGATGATGAAATATCTAGGCGAGGACGGCAACTACAAGCTCACGGATTGGATGGCGACCGATCTGGGCTCGACCAAAGACGTGAAGATTGCCAAGGGGTCGTTTACGATGATGACGCCGCAACAGAAGTCGGCGTTTGCGGCCGAACAGCGCGCGGCCGGCCTGATTGGGGAAGATGACTACTTGCGCACAGTGACGCAGAACGTGAGCGCGATCACCGGCATACAGGACGACCCCAACCGCCAGCGTGTGAAGCGCCAGATCGCGGAATGGCTCGAAGGTCCGTCGCCCGAATTGGTGGCAGAGCAAAAGGCAGCAGAGCAGCAAATGCAGCAGCAACAGGCGCAAATGGCCCAACAAGCGGCGATGGCAGCGCAGCAGGGTGTAGCACTACCACCGCCCGAACTCCCGCCGTCTCCGATGATTCAGGCCGTCGCGCAAATATTCGTACCGCTCCCGGTGGACGACGAACAGTTAGCGGCCAAGGTTCGGCACGCCGAATTGTCGCGCGTCATGGCGTCCACGAAATACGAGAAGATGCCGCGGCCTTGGCAGGATGGGTTTGTCATGGAGTACCAGCGCGCGAAGCTGGCGGCTGGCGTGGTGACGATACCGGAACAGCAGGCCGCAATGGCGCAACAGCAGCAGCAGGCGATGCAGCAAGAAGAGAAGAAGGGCGAGAACGAGAAGGCCGAGAAGGTGGCCGACTCCGAGCGCGGCCACATGCAGAACATGGAACGCGACGAGCAAAAGGCAGCACAGCGACCGATGGCGATCGCTTGACAACACGACCGAGGTGCAATAACGTATGGCAGAAGTATTGACCGAAGAAGTCGGAACTGAGGAAGCCACCGCCCCCGATACAACGGGCGACCTTACAGCTCAGTCAACCGAGGCAGATGCCAGTAACGAAGGTGCCGACTCCCTTCCCACTACTGAGCGGCCACGGGACGAAAGCGGTCGGTTTGCGGCAAAGACTGAAACCGTAGAGCCGACGACGACCACGCCGGGAGAAGTTCCCGTAGCGCTGGCCCCACCGTCCCCAACCCCCGTTGCACCTGTAGGTAATCCGTTTGCGTTCCGTCACGGTCCGCGCGAGCACCCTGTAGAGGGCGCTACGCTGATGCCCGATGGCTCGCTAGTGGTGAAGCCGGAGCGTGTGCCGTGGGTACAGCAGCAACTGAGTGCGGCAACCGAATACGGGAGTGCCCGTCAAGAGTTCCCGCGTCAGTTGAAGGAAGCTCGCGAACAAGTTGCAGCCGAGACAGCGGTCAACAGAAAGTTGGCGGCGGCATACAACACAGCCATCGACAACGCTATTGCGAATCCCGAGCAAGCATGGGAAGAGTTTCAGGCCTACATGCAAAAACTGCCCGGCCTTCGCACCCAAGTTGAGCGCGATTACTGGAAAGAACAAGCGGAGCGCGCAAGCAGGCCACCAGAGGTTTCGCCAGAAGAGGAACAGGAACGGGAACAGGAATACGTCGCTGATGGCATTTCTCAGAGTGTCGAGAAGTTCAGGATGCAGCCGTGGGCGGCCAACCTGTTACCAGCAGATTGGAAATGGCTCGAGGCACAAGCAACCCAGTTGGGCAGCCGGTTGTTCATTCAGCATCCAGAGCATGGATTGCTGTACGATGACCGGGTGTTATCAGGGCTGGCGGAGGACAGGGCTGCACTCCGTGACACTCACAAGAAGGAGCGGGCCGCAGCAGTGAAGGTAGCCGAGCACAACGCACGACAGAACGCCAAGCCTCCGGCAAACGGTGCCCCGCTCGCAGGCACGAGGGGGACGCCAGTAGTAACTGAAACGAAACGAGGTCCACATCGCACCCCAGAAGAGCGCGATAGGTGGATGAGGGAATAAACTCATTTTCAAGGTGCGGGTTGAGACTCGCATGACAGTGTTGAGATGGCAATCGCTTCATGGACCACGACCTTCGCCCAGAGCAACAAAATCTGGCGGACGATCGAGGCCGACGTAGCAGACCAACTCCCCGCCGAGTGCGAGGAGTTTGACAGTATCGAAGAGTTCACAGAAGACGAAGGTACGCCGCTCTCAGCGTACAGCACGCAGATTCCGCTCAATGTCCACGAGGGATTCGGCGTAAGCTCGACAACCCCAGGTGGAGCGAAGCCGCGCCCCAGCTCAGTGAACGTCGAGCGATTGACGATCACCATGAACGAGCTGCGCAAGTCATTCGCGACACCGATGCTCACCATGTGGGCCGACAAATCGGAAGCGCAGATCAGACGCGAGTTGAAGCACCACGGCATGACAGCGTTGACCGCTCTGGGCAACGACTTCGGTGACCGCTTTCACGGCACTTCCACGGGCGTACTGGCCCTGACGGATTCTGATTTATCAGGCGGAACCGACGTTCTCACGCTCTACGATGGTTACGGCATCTCCACCATCGATGATGGCGCGTACCTGTGCGACAAGTACCGCGTGGGCGATTACGTGGCCGCTATCCTGACCGACACGCTCATCACGGATGCAGTCGGTGTTATTACCGCGATCACAGTCGCAACGCCCAGCATTTCGGTAACGTGGCAGGGATCAGCGTCGGAAACCACGAACGGGATTAAGATTGTGAAGGCCAACGCGCTCGAAGTTCTGACCGCGGCCGACACGGACTATAACAAGTCGTTCGAGGGACTGGCCGCAATCACGCGCGCAACGTCGGTGCATGGGTTGTCTGGTTCTTCTGTGCCAGCGTGGACCCCTGCTTTTGCTGACGCTACAGGTGGCCGTATCGACGGCGTCCGGTTGCAGTACGCATCCGACGAAGTTGGGAAGTTCGGCGGCAAGATCACACATATGACCGTGGATCAGGCGGTACGGCGTGACTGGATGGATTCCGAGCGTTCACAGATGCGTCACAACTCTCCGGTCAACATGGAGACGGACGGCAGCATCAAGTCGGGAACACGGAAGATCATCAGCAACAAGCGTTGCGAGCCAGGCGCTCTTACTGGTTGGCAGAAAGGCGCGCTCAAGCGCTGGACTCTGTTGCCCAAGCCTGATGGGAAGTTCTCGTGGGGCGATGGAATGGAGAGCGAAAACTACTCCCGCATGATTTTCAACATGCCGATGCCCGCAGCATTGGTATGCAGGGCGCGGAAGCACTTCGCGTACTTCACAGGACTGGACAGACACGGCGTGTAGTAGTGCAATGAGGACCCGCGCCGGGAGTAATCACGCTCCCGGCGCCCCACTCAAGTCAGGTAACAAACAATGGCACAGAATTACGACAAGTTTTCACGGCGCGGGCTGGCGCGGCATACGAAGGTCGACGCGAATGCACTAACGGACCTTGCGGGATGCAAGATGATCCGCGTTCCGTGGGGCGCGTTTACGCAGAACTCCACAGTAAAGACGAGCGCGGGGCCGCTTGGATTCCCGGGCAAGATCGTCGCTGTCTACGCTTCCGCGGCAACACTGCCTGCGGGCGGCACGCTTGGCGATGCATTAGTGGCATACGATGCATCAGCGAACGCCGAGATTGTCATCACCGATACTGGCAACCCCGAAGCTCTTACAGCACGAGAAGGTGCGACCCGCACTCTCGCAGCTACCAACGTCGCGCTGGCAGCCGAAGATACGTTGGAAGCTCACACGATCGCATCTGACGACTCTGTGGGAACGGCGCAAATCGGTGGCGCTTATCTCGTGTGGGTGCGACCGTTGGACGAAAGCGATCCGGCATTTACGGTCGTAGGCTAAGATGGCCGGCACTCCTGTAACCAGTACGCGGAATAGCAAGCCGTTTCAGGACAGCGAAGCGGAGCACGTCGTCAAGCAGATCAACAACATCGTCACGGATCTGGAGACGATCAGGACGACCGGCGCGTCTGGTACTACCCTGTTGGAAGAACTGCACGACGATCACGCAACGTTCAAGACGGTTGTGGACGACCTCAAAACGCTGGCCAACGCGCTCCGTACCCTGCTGAATAACGGGGTGCTGGTGCAGGGCACTCTCCTGATATCAGCAACGCCCGAAGATTTCAAGACGACGACCACGGCGTACTTTCGCATTGCGAACGCGCAGTACTCGAAGGCCGCTACGGACAGCCTGAGTTTTAGCGCCGCGGACACAATCAATACTGGCGCTGCTGTTGGGAGCTTTTGGGGTATTTGGCTCGTGCAGATAGACGCGGCTGGCACAATCAGCACAAAGAGCCCAGCGGCAGATCAGGTTTACGTCTCGGAAGCGGCTGCAATTGCGGCACTACCAGCAGTCGATGCGGGCAACGTAGCGCTGGGCTATATCACGGTTAACGCGAACGATGATGTCGCCTGGATTGCGAATACGGATGACCTGACACCGACATCCGATTGTGCCGATGCGAACTTCACGGACGCAACGGTACTCGCGTTGCCTGCCGCCGTCACCAGTTCCGCACCCGCAACACTCACGGCAACGAAACCAGTTGCAACGGATGTGGAAGCTGCCGACCTGATAGCGTCCCAGTTGTACCGCGCCGAGGGGACGGCGATCGTCTGATGTACCGCTTCCAATGGGAACCGCCTAAGGCGTGGGTTGATAGCCTGCGCCTTATCGCGCCCCCTACTCACGAATACACTGCACCGCCTAACCAAATGGCGACGGCCCACGCACTCAAGAGCCGCAAGTATGTGGACGACTTGAGTTGGCTGCATTTGGAATTTGAGAGCGGGGACGTTTGGCAGCCCATACAGCGCTGGGTTGTGTGGGTGATGCGACCGTGGGGCTCAGTGCCCCGCTACCACTTCAATGCGTTGTACGGTCCTAACCCGCGCACAGATGCTTACTACGACGAAACGCTGGAAAAGTTCGTCGGCCCGTATGTGTCTGACATCGATCGGCTGACGTGGGAGCTATTCCAGAAAACCGGATGCTACGGCACTCGCTACTGGGTAATTCAGGGCGACAAGGGCGGTCATCTCCGCGAACTGACGCACTCACAGAAGAAGTTGCTCAAGACAAAAACCGGGAAGTGGGAAGACGTGCCGATGATGGGCGATTTGCCCTATGCCGATTACGATAACCGCGTCTTCACGCAGCTGCTGTTCTACGACCGTTACCGCACTTGGAAACAATCGCGCGACTACACTGGCCGCACGTTTCAGGATTTGAGCAACGAAGAGAAGGAAGAAGCGCGCACGGCCAACAGGGCGATGATGCAATTCCTCTTCAACCAGATCGACCAGCGTTGCGACGAATACCGGCAGGATTTGCGCAATGCGATCAGCAGAGCGCCGGTGCTGCCCGGTGTCAAGAGTACGACCGACTTCGAGCAGTTGCAAGAGAGCTACATCAACAACACTCACTGACTAACCGAGAGGGACGATGCTACTGGACTCTTTGGTACCACAGGCCGACACTCGCTCAAGCGCCGTGTACGTCGATCAGCACGGACGCAAATGGGATGTTACTCTGGACAACAGGGCCCGCCCGCGCCCGTCACCCGTAAGCGAGCCGTCGCCTTTGGATTGGAAGTTCAGGATTCCCAAGTATCTTCGTCCCGATCCAACGTGGATGACGTTCAACGACCTTGCTCGCACCATCACGATTGACTATGAGCTGGCGTTGTCGAAGCAGGCGGCTGCTCACAAGTATTACCACAAGGAACGAATGAAGGCCGCGCAACGCCTCTACGGCGATGCTGCTGGCGACTACGTGGACTACGCGGAAGTAGATCAAACAACAGGGGTAACGCGGATGGTTCGCGGCAAGATGACCCCGCTGCTCTACATGGAGCTGGGGCCACAACCGAAAGCCATCGAGTTCGTCAAGGCGATGCGCGCTGACAATTCGTGGGCGCTGGGATTCTCGACTGTCGTTCCCGATTGGGCAAAGCCCCTACTCCC